AGATCTTCTAGAAAATTTAGATTCCCTACTTGTTGGTTTAAAAGAACTTAAACAACCATCTGTTTTAAATCAAATTTCACGTGCAGTATTTTCTATTACTGGTGAAAGATTTATGATTGATATTGATAACTATGCAAGAATTAACCCTAAAAAAATGCATCACATTTATGAATGGGGCAAGATTGGAAATTCAAATGCAAGACTTTTTGTGTTAGAAAGATCATCAATTTTAGATGGATCTCTTTTAATTTCAACTAAATTTTTGCAATCAAAAATTCCAGTTCCAATTAATCCAGAACTTTTAAAACCAGGGGCAACTGGTAAAACAGTTTCAACAAAAAATATTTTTAAGAATAAAGCGCAAGTAATGGAATCTGGAACTCCAGTTTCTTTTCAAGCAAAAAAAGTTTTAGCTTTTATGGGTAATAATGGAATTGCTTTTATAGCACCAGGAACTCAAATAAATATTTTAAATCCTGGCGGGGTGCAAACAAAAAATGCATTTGCTACATATTTACTTGAATGGTATACAAAAAATGGTAATGCAATTATGGATTCATCTGGGTTATATGAGAGAATATCTAATGATGTATCAAAAGCTTTAAGTCGTAAAAATGCAGGTATTGCAGAAGTACAAAAAGCAGTTACTGCAATTGCTAATCAAATAGATCTAGGGGCGGTTATAAGATGACAACAGATTATTCAAGAGTAGCGGTATCAGATATAAGAAACGTCATTTGGGACCAGTTACAAAGTTATGGCATACTAAATAGTAATGATTACATTCCAAGTGCTTCTAACGGCTTTACAACCCCTCTTTGCCCTATTGTACCGTCTCAGCAGGTACCAGAATTTAACAATTTACTGCCAGGAAAAACTTATATTACCTATGACATTCTTCAAAGAAATACTGGCGTTCAATGGTGGATTTCAGAAGAAGCTATGGTTATGAGAGTTATTTCAAGAAGTACTTCACAAATTTTAACTATTATTAATTTTCTTACAGATTTTGCTCGCAGATATGAATTATCAGCTGCAGATATAAATAGTTATGCTCAAAAAACTTCAAGTCCTTTTAAGTTTTTATATTGCAGATTGGATTCAGCAGATCCCCTTCAGCCATTTGAAGATGAAGGCGGGTTTATGGTTGGTGATTTTTCATTTGTCTATACTTACACTAGATCAATAGATAGCTCTGCTTCAAATACTGGCAGATATATCTAAAATTTGAATTATTTCCTTTAAATGCTATGATTTTCTATGAGGAAGCAAATTGTCGTCTTTTTGTTTTAATTTAAAATAAATAAGGTGGTGAAATAAATAAATGGCTCTAAATACTAAAAACGTAATCGTTGGTGCAGCAGCACTCTTTACTAGCGTTGGTAACAATTCTAATAACTATGGTCGCCCATCAACAGATGCAACAAATCTTGGCTATCTTTTTCCAGCTGGTACTCCAGCACGTCAAGGTCTCTTGGCATCACTTGGTCAAACAACTGGTAACTTTGCAGCAATGCAAGGTGGATACCGTGAAGTTGGTCTTACAACTACAGGACTTGAGATTTCTTACGAACCTTCATACGGTGAAGTAATGGTTGATCAACTTTTGGATGCAGCTCGTTTGTTCAAGCAAACTCTTAAAGTTATGCTTAAGACAGAACTTACAGAAGCAACTCTTGAGAATTTAACATTCTCATGGGGTCAAATGGATTCTTACTATGTTGCAAATACTGCAAGCACAGTAACTGCAGTTGCAACACTTGTTAATAATGATACAGGTTTGGGCAACTCAGATGCTCCAGCAGCAACATTAAACTTAGCTGCAGGCGCTTTAGGTGATACTCCAGTAGAGCGTGTACTTATTGCAGTTGGACAAGCTCCACAGCAAATTGGTACAGCTGTTACAGAACCAGTACCATCTGGTGCAAGCTCTTCAATCTCACTTGGTGTAGGTTCAAACGTAGCCGCATCAGTTGTTCGCAGCAAAGAGCGTGTCTATGTAGCACGTCGTGTTGTTTCAATTGATACTACTTCACATGGATTAAAGCGTGATTCAGCAACAGTGTTCCCAGTGAACTTCCGTTGCTTGCCTGATACTGACTATAAGTATGCAGGATCAGAATATGGCGTAGTTATTGATCGTGTATACGGTACTAACTAATCAGTTTTAAAAAAACTTAATATAGATATCAAGCCCCGCCAGAAATGGCGGGGTCTTGAATTTGTTTATACCTATTATCTTGGTATAATTTAACTAACACAAAGGAGCTATAAATTGGCAACAACCGTATATGATATTGTAGAAATTGAACTAAGTGATGGAACATCCATTACACTAAAACCGCTGCCTATTAAGCAGTTAAGAAAATTTATGGAAGTTATAAATACCATGCAGGATTCAGACGAACAAGATCCAGATGCAGCTATGGAAGTATTTATTGAGGCATCAATGATTTGTTTAGATAACATTAGACCTGATTTATCAAAAAATAAAGATAAGTTTGAAGAAGTTGTTGAAGTGCCTACAATGATGAAAATTCTTGAAGTTGTTGGAGGTCTTAAGCTAACAGACCCAAACCTTCTGGGAGCAGCTCTAGTTGGGACGAACTAGATCTCCGCTCCCTAGAGTCTGAAGTTTTCTTGCTCGGACATTGGAAAAACTTTGACGAGCTAGAATCAAATCTTTCGCTTGAAGAGCTAACAGCAGTTTTAGATGCTTCAAGAAAAAAAGATTATGAAGATAAAAAGTTTGCAGCATCAATTCAAGGTATTGATCTTGAAGAGAGTAGCAAAGAGATAGAAGACATTTCTACTCTTAATTCTAAGCGTGTTGCAGAAAAAGAAGGGTTTGGTCCAGGCGAAGGCCTAGGCTTTATGACGCAATAATAAAATGGGGGTGCAAGTTAATTGGCTAATATAGAGCTTAATATAGTTGCACTTGGTGATTTCTCATCAGTCAATGCCCAAATAAAAGCATTACAAGCTCAAGTTACATCATTAAATTCAAGTCTTGGAGCAGGAGCTCTTTCTCCGCAACTAGCATCTAGTTTAAAATCAATAACAAATGATTTTAGTCATGCATTAGTTCAAAGTAATGCTTTCACAAAACAGACAGTTCAGTTAACAAATGAAACGCATAAATTTGGAACTGCTCTTGAAAAAGGAAAGCTAAGCGTTGGACAATATTTTCAAATTATTACAGGGCGTTCAGGAGCCGCTACAAATTCTGTAAAACTATTAGCTTTAGAGCAAACAAAATTACAAAATTCTGTAGTCATGTCAGATCCTTCAAAACGAGGATTTTATTCTGTATTTACTCCAAAAACAATTGATGCAGTTTCAAATGCAACAAAGATTGCTGCTAATGAACAAAATATTTATAATATTGCAGTAAACAAAGGCTCACAAGCACTTATTAACTGGGGTAAAAATACGCAATGGGCTGGACGTCAGTTAACAGTGGGTATGTCTGTTCCAATTATTTTGTTTGGGTCTACTGCTTCAAGAATATTTAACGATGTAAATGAACAACTTGTGAGATTGCAAAAAGTTTATGGAACTGGTTTAACTCAACCAACACAGATAGTGCTAGATTCAATTAAAAAAGATGTTATTGGTCTTTCAAGAGAACTTGCTTCAAGTATGGGTATTGCAGCAAAAGATACTGCACAAATGGCTGCAGATTTAGCAGCCACTGGTAAAACTGGAAACGACCTTCTAGAAGCAACAAGGCAAGCCATGAGGTTACAAAAATTGGGTGAAATGGATACCCAGACAGCAATGCAAACAACTATTTCATTACAAAATGTTTATAAGTTAAATACCAATCAACTTGCAGATGCAGTTAACTTTCTTAACGCAGTTGAAAACCAAACATCAACAAGCCTTCAAGATTTAGCAGCAGGTATTCCAAAAGTCGGACCAGTTGTTCAGCAACTAGGTGGATCATTTAAAGATACAGCAGTAATGATGGTTGCTATGAAAGAGGCGGGAGTTCCAGCAGCACAATCTGCAAACGCTATTAAATCAGCAATTGCTTCATTAATTAATCCATCTAAAGGAGCACAGAGTGCATTTGCAGCATTTCACATTAATTTAAAAGATATAGCAACATCAACTGGTGGCAATCCAGTAAAAATGATTATGCAACTTCAATCAGCATTAAAAGGATTAGCACCATTAGCGCAAGCACAATTAATTGAAAAACTTTTTGGTAAATTCCAAGAAGCAAGAATTCAAGCTTTGATTACAAATTTAGGTTCTGCAAATAGTCAAACAAAAACTGCTTTTGACTTAATGAATGCAAATAATACACAATTGGCTTCAATAGCAGCGGGCGAAATGAAAACGGCCAACGAATCAACAACTGGAAAATATAAAAGATCATTAGAAACATTTAAAGCCGATCTTATCCCAGTTGGAGAAATGATTATGAAAATTACTACAAATATTCTTAATTTTGCTAACCACGTAGCTAGTGCATTCAAGGGATTACCTGGCCCAGTAAAATTAGTCCTTGGAGTTCTTGTTGGATTTGTAGCATTATCAGGCCCTATTATTATGTTAACTGGTTTACTTGCAAACTTTGCGGGTAATATATTAAAAGGCGTATTTAATCTTAAAGAACTAGTAACTGGTGGAAAAACATTAGGTCAACTTTTAACACCAGAATTAATAGCTGCACAAAATGCATCAGATTTATTTAGCACAGGTGTTATGGGAGATGCAGATGCTATTAAACTTCTTAATGATCAAATTGTAATTTTAACAAATAGCTTGAGAGGTCTTACTGGCACAATGGCAACAGGGGCGGGACTTCCTCAAATTACTGGATCTTTAGCAGCAGAAGTTGGTGCAATGGGAACATCTGTTGCAGAACAATTAAATCTTCCAGCAAATGCAAAGATAAGAAGGTCGGGAGAAGTTGGAATACAATCTGTAGGCTCTAATGCACAATCTGCTGCTATTTTAGGCCTTGAAACTGATAAACCAGGAAGTAAATTTTTAACTGGGGAAAATGCATCATATCGTGGTACATTTACAGCAGCAACACCTTCTAAGACATTTAATTCTAAGTTAACTGGAGGAACAGCAGACCCACAAGAATGGTTAGATTTTGCAAATAAAGAAGGCGGTAGAGGTTCAAGAATGAATAGTGGACTTTATCAATTTTTAAATCTACACTCAACTGATGTTTCAACTGAAGAAAGACAAGCAATATTAGATCATTCTCATAAAATAATTACAGAACATTTTTCACAATTAGCTAAAGATGGAAAAACTATTTCAGATCAAGAATTTTCAAAAATAATTTCAAATGCAAACGACACCGCTTTAGCAGATTTGTTAAACAGAAACTCTGTAGTTAAAGAAAGTTATTTAAACGAAACTTCAGCAATAGGAAGTGCAGCAACCCCAGGTAAAAGAAGGAAAAATGGAAAAATAAGTGGAATTTCTATATCTTCAATAAAGGATCGCTTCAGTGCGATGCAAGATTATAGAAAAACAGGTATACAAGAAAGAGCAGAATTTGGCGATGAAGCAGTACAATCTCATATTGTTACCCCTAATTTATTAAGAAGAGTTTTAGGTGTTAATTCTCCAAATGTTAATGTTTATGGCGCACAAGGCGTTATAGCAAAATCTGAAATAGATGCACTTGAAGGTCAAGTAGCAAAAGCAAAAGCAAGTGGGGCAGCAATTACTTCTGCTGCTGCAACAGGAATTGAAGAAAATTTGCCAAAAGTAAAAGCGGCATCAAAAGGAATAACTACTGCAATGGCTTCAGCAATTACTGAAAATTCCGCCACAGTAATAAATGCAACAGATAAAGTAACTGAAAAAGCAGCAAGTTCTATGGCTACAAAAATTAAATCTGCAATGGGTAATAAATTGGGAAGAGCTGGTGGCCTTGGTCTTGCAATGATGTTACCAATGGTATCTGGAATGCTACCAAAATCTATAGGCGGCGTAGACATATCTGGTGCAACATCAGCCGTAAGCACAGGCGCAAGTGCTGGAATGATGGCTCAATTTTCAGGAATAGCTAAATTACAAAATTTTGCGGGACCAATTGCAATTGCAACAACTGCAGTAACATTATTTGCTGAGGGTATAAGATATGCAAATGCTCAATTTAAATTATCTTCTGATGCAATACATTCATCATTTACTGTAAGTTCAGCGGCAGCAGAAGTGTTTGGCCTTAATTTTAAACCTCTTTCAGTTTATGATTTTTCTAAGGTCACAGACAATCTGGATAGTCATAAAAAATCTGTTGCAGAAAATAAAACAGCAATTGATGCATTAACAAAAGCTTATATGGAATCTACAAATGAATTTGATAAAGCTGGAATAGAAAAGCTTAAAAAAGGAAATACTGAGCAAAGAGTAGCAATGGCTCAAGCAAAATATTCATCGGATATTGCAAATGGAGCAACTAAACAACAAGCATTACAAGATGTTACTGCATATTTAAGATCAGCGGGCCTTGATCCACAAACAATTAAAATAATTTCAAATAAAGCAGTTGGTAAAG